CCCTTTACGGTACTAACTATGCTGACGAAATCTACGTCATTAAACCAATTATCTGCAACTTTATGGGTCATATTGTATTTATCACTAGAAAGGATATACCTGAGTATTTGAACGTTCAGGGTACAGTGATATATTTATCATAAAATCATAGTCAAACAGATAGCAATTAATACACGAAATAGATCCTTAAATACTTCAGAGATAGCGATACAAGTTATCTCTATCTCTACAATCAACATACAGGAGATTTACGCTTGAGCAAGAGAAAAACCGGCGCTTTAAGAAAAGAACAAAACCAGCATATGAGAAATTATCAAAAAAACTTCCATGTCGCAGAAACTATAGATTTCAAAGAGGAGTATAAGCGACAGCGAAAACAGATCGAACTGCTACCGCAGTCAGTCAATCAAGAAAAATATATCCTATCACTAATCGACAGAGACTTAGACATCGTAGTTGTATCCGGTCCGGCTGGCACTGGAAAAACATACTTGGCGATGCTAGCCGCGATCAAGTCCCTCAGAAACGGAGACTGCGATAAGATCATATTGACTAGACCTGCGGTAGCGGTCGATGACGAAAAGCACGGGTTTCTACCTGGTGATCTTAACAGCAAGATGGAACCTTGGGTTCGTCCATTACTTGATGTGCTTAGAGAATACTATAGCACTAAAGAATTGGAACACATGCTAAATGAGCAAATCATTGAAATCACTCCATTGGCATTCTGCCGTGGTCGAAACTTTAAGAAAGCATGGGTTATATTGGATGAGGCACAGAATGCTACCCCGAGCCAAATGAAAATGCTGATGACACGCATATGTGACGGAAGCAAGATTGTTATCACGGGTGACATCGAACAGACTGACAGACGAACCGCTGACAATGGTTTGCTTGACTTAACAAGCAAACTTCAACAGAAACCTGTACCTGGTATCGGTGTATGTGAGTTTGAGAAGAAAGATATAAGAAGACACAAAATCATAGAACATATCCTAAGACTTTATAATTAAAAAAACGGGGAAGTTATTTCCCCGTTTCTCTTCGTTTAGCCATTTCAGGCCCTTCTTTCTCAAGTTGGGCTATGATCTGTGGATATACCTTTTTGTAGTATTCATGCAATTGATCAAAAGACCTATCTAATCTATTTCCTTCTACCACACATTTTTCTATTTTACGCAAACCATAATCAAGTATGATGTTACTCTGAGTCAAGTCGCTAGTGCGCACACGCTTGACGAATCTTGCCTGCTCATCAATCTGCCCGCCGGGCTTACGTAAGAATGATATTAAAAGATAGCGCATGTTACTGCTTGTCAAATGTCAGATCGATTGTGCCACCTTGCTCAAATTGATTCCAAGCAAGTAATTCTTTGCCACCATTAGTAGTTTGCACAAATATATTATAATTGGCGTTCGCGGTCATCTTAATAGTTTGCGCATTTGGATCCATCCAACCACGATCTACCCATACACCTGCTGTTGGTCCAAAACTTGCACTACCCTGCATGAACCAAACGTTTGGCTGCTGCCAGAACTTCAATGCATTAGTGTTATTTGGATCACTAGTAGTGTTTGACCAACTTTGACCGGGATTGATAGTAGTGAGGTCTCCGGTAGTATTATGTGTGACCGTAATATTGTAGTCTGTATTATTGTGAATAGTTAATGTTGCTTGCCAAGTCATTGTGTTTCTCCTATGTTCTATTTACTAGATTAAGAAGTTATTTCAATTAATGTCGCTGCCAAACTAATCTCAGGAATACCAACAAGAGGAAGATTCGCTAGACCATTACGGATATGAATGATCGCTGTATCTTTCGCTTGATTCGTGTTACCCCACAAGTCAATATTATCATACATCCACTTATAGACATCTTCGATTCGTGTAGGATAGATCGCCACATACTCCATCAATGTTTGGCGACCTTCTATGACCTTACCATCTTTGAAATATCCCACAGCCTTCAACAACAACTCATCTTCATTGCTTGCTTCATTGTTGGGCTTAGTCAACTTTCCAGTAATGCTATTAGACTGTAACTGATTCAAACATTTACGTAAGTCCGGATATGTAGCACGAACATATAGATCCAAGATATCTAAATCAAATTCTACGTTCTCAGTAACTAATACTGTAGCGGCTCTTGCTGTGAATTCAGTCATATCAGTCTTGCTGATATGAAACTCGTGGCAACGACTCTTTAGTGCAGGAATGATCTTGTGACGATAGTTACAAGTTAGGATATAGCGCACAGTCATGTGATACGCTTCCATATCATTTCTCAAGGCGGCTTGCGCCGGGGGTGTTAAGTAGTCCGCTTCGTCTAACAGCACTACCTTGAACTTGCCAAAAGGCATAGTCTGCACAAAACTATTGATCTTTTCACGTAGCATGTCGATACCATTCTCGCGGCTTGCATTGATCTCAAGCACATCGAAATCTTCGACACCTAGTTCCTTGATCAAGACCTTAGCGAGAGTAGTTTTACCAGTACCGGGCTCACCACTTAATAGTAGATGCGGTATGCTCTCTTCTTTGATCCAATGTTCTACTGTTTGCTTTTGCTGGCTGTCAACAAAAACATATTCTTCGACCTTGTTAGGACGATATTTTTCTACCCAAAGATTATTTTTCATTCTTTCCTATCACCAAAAAGTTGTAGTAACGATAAGAATATATTAATGAAATTCAAGTACAATGTCAATGCTCCCTGGACTTCCTCGACATGATCACTGCTAGAAGTGGTAACAATCTCTCTGATACGCTGTGTATCATATGCGGTCAAGCCCAAGAAAATAACAATAGCCAAAGCACTGATAACCATCTGAAACACTGTGCTACCCACAAAGATGTTGATTATGCTGGCAATGATGATAGCGATCAGTCCCACGAACATGAATTGCCCAATGCTCGTCAAGTCTTTCTTAGTGAAGTAACCATAGAAACTCATAGTGCCGAAAAGCACAGCCGCCCCCATGAATGCGCTCACGATGCTACCCATCTGAAATACTGCAAAGATAGTAGCGAAACTCAAGCCCATCAATGCCGCGAAACCATGCAACAATAATTGAGCCATTCCTGCGCTAGGTCTAGCGTTCAATGCGATTGTGACACCAAAAATTGCTACTAATGGTGCGAAAATCACAACCCACTTAGTAAATCCTGTAAAAAAGAATTGCAGTAGTTCGGGACTTGTTCCCACAAGATAACTGACGATCATTGATGTCAGTACGGCAAGGCCCATGTGCTGATAAACCTTTGCCATAGCAAGATTGATCTCGCTTGCTGATTTGTATGGGTGTGATACTGTATACATTTTTTTCTCCTTAATATTCTTTATCACTCATTGTATAATCTGCGACCGGTTCATCGCTGACTAATAAGATGTCATTGGGATCCACTTTACGTATGATTTGTTCACCATTTTCATCTTCTATCTTGATACCACGAGTCCATCGTCCATGCGTTATCATGATATATTGACCTACTTGCACATCTTTCTGTTCAGGGCCTACTGCATAGACCTTGCCCCAACGAGGTCTGATGCCTACGCTCTTAGTGTCATCATTACGCAACAGGATGCCGCCGGCAGTGATACGTTCGCCGAAATGCATCTCGCTCACGATGATAGTGTCATTCAATGGTACTAGTTTGTTTACTTTGTACGGGTTGATGTTAGCCATAAATTAATTTTTGCCTTCTTTTGCTTTGATCTGTTCTACTTCTAGATCGTCATTAAATGACGATTCCAAATCTAGTTCATCTTTAGTAAGTTCTGGTTTTGGTCGAACTTGTTGTATCGGAGCCTGTTGCTTTTTCACAGGTTGTGCTGATTTGTTTCCTACTGTTTTCTGATATCGTTCGCCCACTTTTTGTGTAGCAGGAACTATGATCTTTCCTGTAGAATCTATAGTGTCACCGCGGGCATTAACTTTCATGTTACCCACTGCACGTACACGCTCATTTTTAGCGGCTAAAGATGTGATGTCAACCATCTTTCCCTGCGCACTTCTATATTGTTTCATATTAATTCCTCACTTTAAGAATTCTTCGATGCTAAGATCGTAATAAAGACTATTTATTTTATGTATCCCTATAAGATACAAAACAAAACTACTAACGCTACTACCGCGACCTACGCCCCAGATTATGTTGTTTTCGCGCATGGTATCTACAAGATACTTTAGATATTTCAATAGATCGAACATATCACGCTCTTGGAACAATAATAGTTCCATACCTGCGCGTTGCAATTCACTATCGTCTTGGCATTGTTCTAATACAAACTGGGCTATGTCCATGTCTTTGTATTGTTGTGGCATATGCCAATTGTTTTGATTTTTGATATCGAACTCTGCGACCGAAACTTTAGGATCAGTATATAATGTAATATCTGGTACAGTAGACAAATTTAAATTGTCTGTAAACTGTATCTGTTCTTCAGACAAAAATCTATTAAAAGTTTTTTCGGGATCTTTCAGGTACAGGTCGCAGAGATCATTCTCAGTGAATATAATTTGACCATATACATCATTACGCATGTTGTAATGATATACTATTCTTTGCTCCAAGTCAACTCTAATTCAGCCCAATCATCAGATTTATGGTCATGAAGATTAACGATCTTGTCTTTTTTGGTCTTCTTAGTTTCTGTGCAAAGAGTGGGTAAATTCCACCAGTGATTACCATTGAATTCTGCTTGTGCTGTTTCTGCGGCTAATTCAAATTTTATAAGATTGCTTAGTTTGCTACCGAATACTATGTCAGTCATCACTATTTTGTTTTCCATAATAGCATTACACTTGTTCATAAGAATCAATCCTATGATCTGATCATATGGTTCTTCGGGTATAGTACAGACTTTCATGCCTGCATTTTTATATTTTTCGATAGCCTCTTTTTCTTTGTCACAGATAAAGATTACATCTTCTATTGTGCTACCTATAAAATGTGAGATTCTTTCTATCGCTATATTTTGATTATCTGAATCTAAACTATCAATAGTCATTATGGCATTCATTTCGTAAAGATTAACCATATACTTGCCATTAAAGTGTACAGCAGTCATGAATGTAAATTCTTTCTGTATTTTATTTGACATTTTATTTCTCTTTTGTGATCCTAACTTGTCCTTCGATATTTTGTTTCTTGATCATAGAATCTATCTTTGTTTGATATTCTTTTCTGTAACTATCTAAAGCCATGTTTAGTTGTTGTATTAAGGCGCTATTGCCCGTGCGATAGGCAAAAGTTAATTTCTGATGTAGACTAGAAATCGTGTCCTGTAACTGTTCTATGGTTTTATCGCTGAGATCATTGATGAATGGATGTTCCATATATTAGAAAGGTTGTAATGGAGTCCTTCTGAATATATCAGGGCCATCATATACTGTAACATCTATAGGTAAACTTGGGGTAGTTGCGAATGTTGCTACGTTTTGATATGTAGGACCTGCTATACCGTTGTATCTAGTTTCGCTGATTGTGATATCTGAGCCAGATACTGACTTGATATAATAAACTTTGTTCGATTCAATATTAGCGTTCGCTAATCCGACGCCACCAAATATAACTGGATAGTTGACTGCTACGTTACCAGTGCTTGAACTTATAGTGATCACATTAGGTGCAGTAGTGCTACCTATATTTTTGTTATATGCTTCAGCAGAATAATTATCTACTGCAACATACATATATTGTACAGGATTTAACAACATTGTTGTTCCTGTCGCATTTGCGGCAATAGCGATGTTACTACCGCCTATAGTGCTTGACAAAGTAAATGTCGTATTACTTACTACGTTTCTAACGTAGTATGTGTTGCCTACTGCAACGTTTGATTCTAAACTAACTCCTGTGAACACAACTGGTAACCCAGTATAAAGTGTTGCAGTATTAGAAGTAGTGAAATAAGGATCTGTATTCGCTCCGGTAACTACTAACTGTGAGGCACCGGCATCAATACAAACTGTCCCTACTACATCGCCTAGTTGTCCTGTGCTGGGAGGTGTTCTTTTCTGTATCTGATTAGTCTGAAAAGGTCTATTGATTGGTTGAACATAAAGTGTGTTACCACAATCAACTGTCGTAATCAATAGATTTAACTGTGTGCAATCATAAGGGAACGTTAATGTCGCTAGACCATTTGCATCGGCGCTGTTCTCTACTAGATTCCATCCATAATTTTCACTGAACTGTGCTTCAGTAGGAAATGTTATAGAGAAGTCAGCAGAGTTATTTGGACGCCCTAGTTGTAATGTAACATTGCTAACAGTGTTAGTAGGAGCCCAACTACCGAAATCTAAGAAAATATTACCTGCCAGATTACCATACTGCATATCACCTAATGTAAGATCAACGGTTACTGTACCTGTGATAGCATTGCCTAGATTGTATGTGGTAGCACGAAAACCTAATGTGCTTGCGTTTGATATGAGTGTGTTAGCCATGTCGTTATTCAACGTGCTATTGGCTAATGCTGATTTCAATACTACTTTGTTCTGTAGATCCGTGATCTCACTGCTAGCAAGATTTAAATTTTGCTTGATGGCGGCAAAGTTATTACGGAACCCCTGAGTGCTATTGTTCTGCCCAGGAATCGGGTAATTGACATCTATTCCGTTTGTGTTTATCGTACTCATATCGAATTGTTATCCTATTGTATTTATTATACCGAGAATATCACAAATTATATTGTGTCTTGGTAGGTAGTATGGTTTTCTGCGGGAACAAGACATAGAAATCTTGACTGTCAGACGGATTTGGTACAGGTGTCCCGCTTGGGTATCTAGTCCATGCTTTTGGTTCTAGTAGCGTGTCAAAATTATATGTCAACGTCTTACCTACTGTGAATCTATCTATCTTGAAATTGATCTGGTTCAATGTATATGGCCAGTTGCTTTCGATATTCTGTACAACTGAATTTGCAAAGCCAGGTTTAGTATAACATATTACCCAGGCGGGTGTGAAACCTAAAGTGTTGCCATCATTTTGTTGACTTGTCATCCATAATGGTAACAATCTAAAATTATAGTTAGCACCTAAATCTTGTTCTACACGCTTGCGCATATTCTCTAAACTGTTTGGATATAATATTCTAGCATATCCCGGTGTCAGGCTAGTATAGAATGTAGGAACACCTTGTTGTAATAGTATGGGTAATCCTGTCTGAGTCAGTAAGTCATACTGTCTTAAGTTAGTGATCAACACTGCTTCTTGGTCGAACATGTAACTTGTGTATATCTCTGTGCTACTCGCATACCAAGGTCCTAGATTCAAATCAATGAATCTTGGCCAGAATATCTCTTCGCTAACGCTTTCACTATATCTATAATCATAATCATAGTTAGGGTCATACTTTTGTAGATTATCGATGATAGTGCTATAGACTACTTCGTAAAGAATCTCACCGTTCTCATCTTTTGCTACTGCTGTCTTTAATTGACCTAATGTTATATTGCGCCAATAATGATTTTTCTTCACTGCTTCAGTATATTCTTTGAAATCACTAGAGTATATACCGTAAGCATGAGCATACACTACGCTATTCGCTTTTCCGTAATTTGGATCATCGGGTCTGTAAAGAGAATTATCAGGAATCAACAAAGGGTCGTCTAACAATGTTGCTAGTATATCTCTATCTTCTAAACTAGGTGTGCATTTAATATAAAGATTGTCAGTTGGTATGTCATATGTTTGTCTGACGGTCAACGTGAACTCTCTAGTGCTTGTTATCAACGGTATAGTTGCTGAATATGCTCTTATAGTAAAAGTATAAACAGCAGTATCATTTTTTTCTTGGAAATTATCTGTAGGTTGATATGCTACTATTCCATCTAAATCACCATTACTCTTAAATGTAAGATTGGGTGGTAGATCGCCACTGATTAATTCATATGTTAATGAAACATCTGACTCTGCTTCTACTTTTTTATCGCTTGTTGTAGCGTTGTCTATAGTTCCTAAATCATTATCACTTAACCAAACTATGTCACCGGTTATGTTGTTTGCTATTCTCAAACTAAAATTGATTATTGGTGTTCTATAAAAATTATTTGCTGTCTTATATGCTTGTACTTTGAATGTATATTCTTCTATGTCATTCAAAGATATAGATGGAGTACCATATATCCATCCAGTTTGAATATCACCTGTCAACCACCCAGGTAAATCTTGAAATTCATAATTTAATTCTTGTGTATCAAAATCATGACCTATCAACTTGAAAGAAAAATAGTTGTCTGATAAAAATTGACCTATATATGCTTCTTGGCTAGGTTGATATGTAGTGCCGGGCACAGACACATCACTAGCAGGAGGTAAAACATAATAACCAAAATCAGGAGTACCTTCTATATCATATGTGGGAGGTCTTGTATTGTATATAGTAGGTGATCTTGTGCCTGCAGGGAAGCCAGGACCGCCTTGATTTATAGGTAGATTTTGATTTATAACAGTGATCGTATAGAAGCCAGAAGCACTGCCTAAAGGACTAGTCAATTCTAAAGTAAAACTATATTGTCGTTTGGTCGGCTGTCCTACGCTAGTAGCCGGCAATGTTGTGTCTGAAAATCCTATATCAGTAGTTACTAATACTGTGCTACCACCAGGTATAGTGCTAATCGTGATCTGTGTAGCATTAACTACTGATTTCACGTAATATACTTGCCCTGCTACAAGTCCGCCTACTGTAGGACTAGAAAAAGTTATAGGTCTATTGACAACGATGCCATTAGTTCCTAATACTGTGATATAGTTGTCTGTACTATCAGTAGACGTAGTTACTGTAGTGAGTTCTGGAAGATTTACTATCGTGATAGGAGGTTCTGGGTAACCGCGAATCAAACCATATTCGTTGATTTCTAGTCCCGGAGGTAACGCACCTTGTAATACACGAATGAAAACAGTATTGTCTGGTATAGGATTATTATATGTGACTGCTATCTCTGTCCATTCGCTGTCATATGTAGTTCCTAATGATCCATCAGGGGTAGTAAATGTAGGCAATGCCTCACCTGATATGCGTATGCTGAATGTTCTGTCTTTTACTTTGTCTAAGTTGTCTGTCACTCTAATAACAAAAGTGCTAGTGGTATCAGAAGGTACGATACTCGGTATTCCAAATATAAGACCGTCGCTTCTTAATGACAATCCGCTAGGTAAAGAACCGCTTATCAATGCATATGTCAATGAAGTAGCAGGTAGTATCGCTTCTGCTTCTAATTGCAGAGTCATCGCGATCTGTACAGGGTAAACCCCTGCTAGTCCTGCTGGTGTGATCCAATTAGGTGCGCTCATATGCTACCCTCATGCGTAAGTAGCGCCTACTGTATACCATTGAGTAGTTGATATGGCTACAAATTGCAACGTAGAACCTGCTACTTGAGTTAAGGCTGCGTTTGCTGATAACGTATTAATGATTGCACTTGTGTCTGGATACACTAACACGTTATTCGCGCTCGTATTAGTTATCACTATAGCCATACCTGCAACTGCTGTTGGTAGTTTGACACCTTGTCCTGAACTTACAGTAGATACAACGTTAAATTCTTTTGCTAATACTGTTGCGTTTGCCTGCACAGAGCCTGCTGCCGATATGCCGGTACCTACTGAACGTATATGATATGCTGAAGCAGTTACATTTGCAGTAGAAATATTACCAGTAACTGTTAATACATTGGTAGATTTATCAAATGTTAAGTTTGCGCTACCACCGAACGCTGTAGCATCATTGAATTGGATCTGTGTATTCGAACCACCTGCTACGCCTGCGCTACCTGTCGCTCCTGTCAAACCAGTAGCGCCAGTTGGTCCTGTTAAACCAGTAGCACCAATTCCAGTAGCACCAGTAGGTCCTGTTAATCCAGTTACACCAGTCGCACCAGTGGGTCCTACTGGACCTATATCACCTGTTGCTCCAGTTGGTCCTGGTACGCCAGTAGCGCCTAAACCAGTGGCACCAGTTGGTCCGGTCAGTCCTGTTAATCCAGTAGCACCAGTTGGTCCCGGTATACCAGTGGCACCTACTTGACCACCACCTGATGTTACTGCTACATATCCTGTGACTGCACTATTGAATGTCAGTGTGGCAGCATTAGCGTTAGTGAATACAACGTTAGGATAATCATAACGTCCCACATAACTTACATTAGAATTATCGATAGGTTCTAAATTTACATACTGACTGTTTAAGTTGTGTACTACTATCCAAGTTGTATTTGCTGAACTTTGAGTGTGAACATATGCACCGCCTATCGCAGTGAGGCCAGTTGAACCCTGAAGACCTGTTGCTCCAGTTGGTCCAGCTGGTCCTGTAGCGCCTGTTGGACCTGCTACAGATGAATCTGCACCAGTAGCACCTGCTGGTCCTGTAGCGCCTGTTGATCCCGGTACAGTTGATGCCGAGCCCGTTGCTCCAGTAGGTCCCGTTAAACCAGTGGCTCCTGTGGGGCCTGTAGCACCCGTGAGTCCCGTAGCACCTTGTATACCAGTGGCACCTGTAGGTCCTTCAACGCCTGTTGCACCTGTAAGACCCGTAGAGCCTTGGATACCTGTAGCACCTTGTACGCCAGTAGCGCCGGTCGGGCCATCAATACCCGTACTACCTTGTGGGCCTGTGGCTCCATCTACTCCAGTGGCACCAGTAGGTCCTACGATACCAGTAGAGCCTTGTATACCTGTTGCACCTGTAGGTCCTACATCTCCTGTAGCACCTTGGATACCTGTCGCTCCTGTCAGACCTGTAGCACCGACTGGACCTTGAATGTTTCCTACGTCACTCCATACTCCGCCGGCTTTCACCCACAAGTCTCCGGTATCTTCAGCAATGACACCATTGCCATCAACTGCGCTAGGGAATGCCGCGTTAAGAGTTGCTTGAGGAGTACCACCTACTGTAGGAACGCTTCCTATGATTGTTACACTAGTACCTGCTGGGCCAGTAGCGCCTGTAGGGCCTGCGACACCAGTCGCACCTGTCGGGCCAGTCGCACCTACTCCAGTAGCACCAGTTGGTCCTACATCTCCAGTGGCTCCTGTGAGGCCAGTCGCACCTTGAATACCTGTTGCACCAGTAGCACCTATTCCAGTAGCACCAACTGGTCCTGTCGCACCGGTCAGACCAGTGGCTCCGTCTACTCCGGTAGCACCAGTGGGTCCTGTAATGCCTGTAGAGCCTTGTAAGCCAGTGGCTCCTGTAGGTCCTACAACGCCGGTTGCACCAGTCGCACCAGTAGAACCGGTGCCTGAAATGTCTATCCAAGTTCTAGTCCCTGTTGTAGTACTTGATAATACATAGCCGTTGGCTGCAGGAACACCTAAATAAGGTTCTGTGTTTGCTAGCGACAAGAACTCATAACTACCATCAGGTAATTGTGTTCTTACCCTGCCGCTTAATAATTTTGCATTGTTTCCTGCGCCGTTTGCCATTTTACTGTGTCTCTAAAATACTTAATGTCAGTTTAAGAACGCTGTTGGCGTTCGCATAAACTCCTATGCTGTTACCTGCCTCTACTACCAGTTTACCTGTTAATAATGCTGCCGAATCTCCTACTGGGATAGTAAAATCTTTTGTTAGTTCTGTGTTACCATTTATTGAACTATAAAAAGTAATATTGCCGTCATCCGACGCATTGATGTTGGTCGCTTGTGCTAGCAATACTATCGCTGTAGTGTCTGCAGGGCATGTGTATACATTTGTAGCCACAGTTGTTATGTTTGCCGCTACAGATTTGAATGTGTTTAATGAAGATGCCACTGTTTTACCCCTCTAACGCTAATATGTATGGTGTTAGGACTGCGAATAAACTCTTATCAAAAGTTTCTCCTTCGATCACGCCTGCCTCTTCACTAATCAATAGTCCGTCACCGATTCTAAAATCACCGAATTGATCAGTACTTGTATAATTTACCCTTCCGCCATTAGTCTGACGAATTTCATTCACCTGGATTGGGATGCCACCTAATCTTGGAGTTGCTGTTAAAATGTTAGTACCAGTTCCAACATATTCAAACGTTTGTCCACTTGCTGATATCAAAGATATCTGCAAGAAATTAACAGCGCCAGGTGTAGGTGTAAACTCTAATGTTTCACTAAATGTTATAACGCTTGTACCTGATGCCAGTGCCGTAGCCTCACGTACTAATATATACTGAGTGCTTACCCCATCAGTTAACAATACAGCGTCATTAACTGCTGGACGTACACTTAATCCACTAACTGTTAATGTGGTACGTGTATTAGATACTAATGTTCCAGTATACAATGTAGGTCCTACGCCTTCTGCCCATAATCCATAATCACCGAAACTGTTGTTTGAGTTAGTGATTGAGCAAGTACCGCCATTTTCACACTTAACACCTGCTGTACAGCAGATAGTGAATATACTTACCAACTGTGCATAACCTTGATTAGTGATGTGTATACCTAATCCACCTTGATTGAATTGAGTATAACTGTCAAGAACCATTGACTTCAAGCCACTTGCTAAATTGCCATCTACACGCATACCTGCACCAGTAGTTGTGATACTGCTACAGTTTTGAATGTATGGACTAGTTATAATTGGGCCAGCACCGGTGCTTGGGAAAGCGACTGCGGCTGCTGGATCTAGATGATCTCTGAATGTCATACCGGTTATATAGCAACGATTGCGAACCCAGAAGATATCGCTTGTTGGTGTTGCTGGTCTTACTGTTACCGCACGTAAGTTATCACCTACGATACTAACACCTGAACTCAATGACATAGGATTTATTTCAGTATAATCACCTGCTTTAACCATGATCACAGTCACGCCAGTTGGATTCAATGCTTGTAATGCATTGGCTGCTGTTACTGCTGATGCGATTGTTAATTTAGCATGTGTCAAATCTGTGCCGCTATTTGCATCATTACCTGACTTGCTTACATATAATACGTTTTGTGCTACGCCTGCAACACCTGTAGCACCGGTTGCACCTGCAGGACCGGCGATACCAGTAGAACCTGTACTACCTACTGGTCCACCTGAAGTTACAGCGGCATAACCTGCTGTTGCAGTAGTGAACGTCAATGTCAATGTATTTGCATTTACGAAATCAATTTCGGGGAAATCATATCTGCCTACAAAACTCTTGTCGGTGTTGTCTACTGGTTCTACTACAACATATTGTTGATTTAAATAGTGATTAACCGTCCAAACTAGTGCCGGTGATGATTGAGTGTGTATGTATGAAGACCCTAATGGTCCAGTAGCACCAGTTGATCCAGTAGCACCGGTTAGACCTGTAGCACCTTGCGGAGTGAAGATGTTAACATCCCATGTTGAGTATGTGCCGGCACCTATACCGCCTACTGCGAAAAAGTTCAACGCGCCTGTAGAAATATTATAAGAATCTACGACACCTACCATGTAATTGTTAACATCATAAGAACATACTAAATTCTGTCCTGTAGTGTATGCTAAATCTGTATCTACAAAACACTCTTGTAAAAATTGTGCTGTCCCTGTACCAGTGCCTGGACCAGTAGCAGTGAATATAGTTCCTACTGTATTACTTGCGGCGCCGATCAATGTGAAATCGGTAGTACCTATGCTGAAAATTCTATAAGTTCTACTAGTATCAAAATCTCCGGCTACAACAGGGCCTGTCTCTATTTCCATAGATGTGGCTGATGTAGTTCTATATGCTAGTGCGGGACCTGTAGCACCCATACCACCGTATGAGACTGCCGCATATCCTGACTGTGCTGTAGCAAAAGTAAGTGTTAATGTCGAATCATTTAAAAACTCAATCTCAGGATAATCATAACGTCCTACAAAACTGATATCATTACTATCGATAGGTTCTACGTTAACATATCTTTCGCCTAGGTTATGATTTACAGTCCAAACAGTTGAGGGTGAAGACTGAGTATGAATGAATGTGCCACCGGTGGGACCAGTCGCGCCTTGGGCGCCAGTGGCACCTTGAACACCGACTATCGCCTGTTCCCAACTGCTCGTTGACTCATTATAATATTTTAATACGCCCATAATATGTTATATTTATATACCTATAATTTGATCATGCATAACTTGCTCCAACAGTATACCACTGAGTGGAACTTATAGCATAATATTGTAAAGATGAATTTGCTGTGTGAGTATATCCTGCATTTGTTGCTAACCCATTAATGGCTGCACCGGCTGCTGGATATACATTCATATCTGTTACTGTTGTATTATTGACTATCAATACCATTCCTGTGGTTGCTGTAGGCAATCTTACACCTTGTCCCACACTTACTGATGTTACTACATTGATATCTTTTGTCAATGCTGTAGCATCACCTTGCACAGTACCTGCCGCGCTAACAGTAGCGTCAACACTTCTTATGTAGTATGACTGAGATACTATGTTACCTGCTAATGTTAATGTATCAGTGTTTTTATTGTATGTGAAACCTGAGTCGCCGGTTTGTACGCCGGCGTCATTAAATTGAACTTCTGTATTTGCACCACCTACGGAACCTGCGGGGCCAGTAGCGCCGGTAAGACCTGTAGCACCAGTCGCTCCGCTTCCAGTAGCACCTGTCGGGCCTGTAAGACCTGTAGAGCCTGTGTCGCCAGTAGCACCTGTAGCACCAGTTGGTCCACCACTAGGTCCTGTCGCACCTACGCTACCGCCCGATGATATGGCTGCATATCCTGTGACTGCTGTACTGAATGTTAGTGTTAATGAGTTGTTATCAATGAATGCGATTGTTGGATAATCATAACGGCCAACGTAACTCACGTTAGCACTATCTACTGGTTCTACGTTTACATATTGATCGTTGAGATTGTGATTAACTGTCCATGTTGTTGAAGCAACACCTTGAGTATGTAAGTATGTTGCACCAGCAGGTCCGCTTGCCCCTGCTGGTCCTGTAGCACCTGTAGGACCATTTATACCTGCAGGTCCTGTTGCTCCAGTAGAGCCAGCACCTGTAGCACCAGTAGCGCCTGTTGGGCCACCTGAAGGACCTGTTGCCCCTTGTGGGCCAGTTGCTCCTTGAGGACCTCCTGATGATATAGCGGCATATCCTGCTGTAGCAGTAGAGAATGTAAGTGTTAACGCATTTGCGTTAGCAAAGTTAATTGTAGGGTAATCATATCTTCCTACAAAACTGTTTCCTGTGCTATCGACAGGCTCTACGTTAACATATTGATCATCTAAATTATGATACACCGTCCATGTTGTTGAGGCTACTGCTTGTGTATGTAAATATGCTGTGCCGGTAAGACCAGTAGCACCTTGTGCTCCTGTAGCACCCGTAGCACCTACACCATCGATGCCTGCTGTGCTTGTATCATACCAAAGTATGTCAGTGTTTAAAGGAGGGGTGGGGCTTTCAACAATGCCAGCAACACCCGTTGCTCCAGTAGCACCTTGTGGTCCTACTGCACCATCTAAGTTGATCTCCCATGCATTAGGTCCACCATATGTGCCTGAACCGCTAGTTGACAAAACATTTACTATCAATACACCAGTAACATCATCGTATGATGTAACTGCACCAGTCATAGTTTTATTCACTGCGTTAGCGATAACAACTTCTTGTGCTGTTGAATAGGCTAGATTAGGATCTACTATTAAAGTTTTTGATCCAGTGCTTATAGTTAATGAAGTAACGCTAGTTGTAGCATAGATATCACCTGCATCGCCTTGTGGGCCTGTCGCACCTGTCGCGCCAGTCGCACCGCCGTTAGTCCATGTTAAGTTACCTGTACCATCAGTAGTCAATACTTGATTGTTTGAACCACCTAATATTGTTAAGTTAGCGACTGGACCTAAGTTAGCAGATTGAGTGATGAAAAGATTATTACCTTGTAGATTATTTGCCTCTACACCATCTGTAGCATACAAGTCATCAGTGATAACACTACCATCAACACCCATACCATTCGATGTGAATGTGACAATATCTTGACCAGTAACTGTAACGATAACGTTGCTATTCGCTATAGGTATATGAACGTTTGTTGACCCTTTTGATATGTAACTACCGGCTGATACGTTAAGATTACTTATGTTAGAACCATCACCATAAAGATATGATGCAGTCAAATTACCAGTAACAGTTAAATTATTAGTTGAGTCGTTAAATGTAAAATTAGAACTGGCTCCGAAGTCACCATTGCTATTATATTGTACTTCTGTATTATTACCTGCAACTTGTTCAAAATCTACAGGATTACCATTAGCATAACGATAATCATCAGTCCATACAGCACCGGCTTTGACATTACCGGTAACGTTTGTGTTTTGTATATTTGCAACATTTGCTACTAAAGTATTAGTCACATTTGCTGTCACGAATGTAACATTTCCTGTAGCATTGATATTATTTGCTATAAGATTATTTGAAATGTTAGCATTAGGAACATTGAGTGATATGTTACCTACAATATTAGCGGCAGTTAATGTATTTGTTATATTGGCATTATTTGCTATTACTAAATTACCAATAAGATTATTTGATGCGTTGACATTACCATTTGTAATGTAAACATTAGGAGCAACGTTAGCAGTACCGATGTACAGCGAATTACTTATAAAAGTATCATCACGCAAATCCACATACAATGTTTGTATAGCATTGTTTACAGTAGTTGAATAACCTAGACTGTTTGGTGCTAAACCTACTTCTAGAGTAGTTGTAGTTACGTTTAATCTTGAAAAATCTGCTGAGAGTAATACATTACCCGTGGACTGATTAACGGAGATGCCCGCTTGCTTTGTTCTATTGATGGATAGAACACCCTGAGAATTCTGTAATCTGAAAAGTTCGGAGAAATTATCCTGTGTCTTTTGAAACGCGGCGCGTATCGCGTCTGCGTCTGGATCATCTGGAAAACTACCGAAGTCAATGTTTCTTTGTGCCATTTAACCACTCACCGTTAATCTAGTATTTATCGTTCTGGGATAAAGTAAAACGCCAAAAAAAATACCCGACGTGTGCCGGGTATTCTCTGTTGCTATTATACAATAGCCTTATTACTGACCAAGACCTGCAAGTCTTCTGAACTCAGCGAAATCTTCATCTCCTGTGCGCTCTTTATCACCTGCAAGTACAGGGATAGTTTGCTGACCAGTTGACTTAGGCTTGTTCAAGCCACCTGAGATAACTTGAGTCATGAATTCTATATCACGTTCAAATGTCTGCTGTGTACCGTCTTTACCCGCATCATTTGCCCACTCATCGACTTTTTCTTTCTTGTCTTTCTTGTCATCGTATTCGATGTCTTTCTTTACTTTTTCGCCGGCTTTTTCTGCTTTGTTGTCATCTTTACCTTTATGATCTTCATCATATTCGATATCTTTAGCGACTTTCTTAGCAGCCTTTTCTGCCTTGTCATCTTTCTCACTAGTTGACTCTTCAGCAAGCCATGCTAATTTCTTGTATAGATTCAAGAAACTTGTTCTTGATTCGCTCATTGCTTCTTCTTCCTCTTCGGCTGCATCTGCTGACGCTACTGCATCAGCCGCTAATGGATCGCTTTCCATACCGTCTTCGTTAGTCGCTCCACCTTTGGCTGACCCACCTGCTGCCAACGCTGAATCAATTTGTGCCGCGGCTTCTTGACCTTGCTCATAACCTTCTCCGTCATCTTCTGCGACTTGATATTCCATCTGGTCTTCTGATTCTACTTCATCAACCATCTCTTTACCTTCGCCGCACTTATGACCTGCTTCCATCATGCCACCGCACTCGTTGCAAGTTTGTTCTTGAGCGTGATCATGTCCTTCTTCATCTTTATAGTCATCACCACCTGACATGACTTTTAACAAGCCCATCATGCCGCCTTTATCGTCATAGCCACTGAACTTAGGTGCACCATAGTCACTCATCGCGACTGCTGGCTCTGCTGGACTGTCTAGTTGCTGTTCGCCACCGAGACCACCTAGACCAACTTGCTTAATGAATGCCAACAACTTACCAGCATCATCACCTGTTGCTGAAACGCTTACTGAATCATCACCCATGCCATCATCTAAACCTTGTGACATGTTGACGCTTAGACCTTCGCTTACGACGTTTTCATTCAATAGATCATTCAACTGCTTGTCTAATGATTCGAATGCAAATGCATCTGTTTCTAGTACATCTTTGTCATGCATAGTCTGACCAAATGCTTTGAATGTGTCACCGGGTGTCTTCATGGCTTGTTGCTTCATGTAAGCAGTTTTGTCCATCTCGCCCAGTGCGCCTTCTTCGGCACCATAACTTGCCATATCATCGACAACATCTTGTCCTGATTCGATCTCGCTTACTACAAGACCGCGATTTGGCATCAAGCCATAGCACTCATCGATGCCTTCTTTGAAACCTTCGTGATAACGACGGTGTTCATCACTGCCTTCGTTATAGCGGCAAGCATAATTTGACTTGCTCAATCCGTGTGATTTGCCTTCGTGATAGGCTGCTTCTAATGTATTCATTGCTTCGTCTACCTTCTTTTTCTTTTCATCTTTTTGATGCGATTTTACTTTTTCTTCAGTTTCTTTTTTGTCTTTATTAGACTTATCTATATTTTTTTGAAACTTACCTGCAAAATCTTTTTTCGCTTCTAATGTTTTTTGACTACGACCAGCGCCTAATCCAGCACCGTAGTCTGGACCTGCATGTGGAATTTCTGCTTCGTCAGTTTTCTTAATTGACTTAGCAATGTCGTGTGCTTTAGTGATTGTTGATTTCTTTAATGGTGGTTTATCACCTGCTGATTTCATGGCTTGTGCCATGCCTACAGCATAAGGATTCTTTGCCTTCTCGTCAACTTGAACTTCATCTAGTTTGTCGTGCTTTGCGCGAATCTGTGCCATCTTTTCTTTGCTTGCGCCATCGCGACCTGCCTGTTGTAGAGCAGCCATGCCTTCTTTGCCATACTTCTTTTTACCTAAGTATGCTTGAAGACCACTTTCTTCTACTGATGCTTCGTCAACTCCGCCCTTCCAATCTTTCTTGGCACGGATGGCGAACATGATCTGACGCATTCTCTTAAAGCCAGGAGTACCTTCTTTGTGTGGGCCACTCTTCTTTAATTTAGTAAGCATTGATTTCAATTCTTCAACACTCTTACCTGCATATTGACCAGTTGGCTCCACCTTAGCATCGCCGGCCCATTTCTCATCAAGAGCGTCTTCTTTCATTTCGTCTCCGGCTAGTGACATCTCACCTTTACCGATCGCTGATTTGATTGTTGCGGCAAGTGCAGGATTAGTTACTGAGCCAATCACTTCATTACCTTTTTTAATAACTTGTGCTGATTGTTTTGCAGGTTCAATAGTCAATTGATCTGCTTCGTTAATCATATTCTTGTCGATGGTTTCAAACCAATCTTTCAAAGATTTCTTTTTATCTTTAGCAGCCAATGCCGCTTTCTTAGCACGTTCTGCGGCTGCTTTTTTATCGTGTGGCTTGTCAGAAGATTTAGCATCTTTATCATATGCATCTTCTTCATTAACCATTTCTAGAAATTTTCTAAAATCCATGATCGGTTCCTCTTATACCATTGCGCCTGTTTTTGGCTTTTCTGGACGTTTGATATTTGTCATAGGACTCTTATCACCCATGCTCTTGTCATCTAAATAAGGCTTGAATGGATCAAAACTGTCCGGTGTTTCTTTCGCTGAATAAGGAATCATTATCTGTGAATCCTTGCTCTGTTCTTTGATACTACTTAGATATGAATCAGCATAATCTTTATTTGCCTGATCTGCTCCGCTAATCTTATCAAAATCTTTTGTGTTAGGATTCATTTGATTAGCATATTCTTCTTGTTCGCGATTGATGCTATCGTCATATTTGCTATCAACCAAACGAACATAATTCAAATTATAGCCTAATAATTGTGCCAACTGTTGTACCATTGGCTCAGTGCATGGATAACGGAACTTGCACTTTAATAGTGTCACTGGTTCGTTATGTACGCCAGGAAATCCATATGGGTCTTTAGCAATAGGAAGTGTCTTAGGAGTGATTGGTCCTGCTGGTTCAAACTTCTTTAAATTGAATATGAACAAATCTAAGAAGTTCTTATCCACTTCACCCGCGATCTTAATAGTGACATCATATAGATGTACGCTTTCAGCAATGTATTGTTTTAGGCTTTTCATATCTTATAATTCCCGTATCTAATATTTATCATTTATCCGTCTTTTTGTCAAGAAGTGCCTTGAGTATCTCATTACGATCAAGTGCTTTACCCTCACCTAACGGAGTGTTGTCTATCTCTTTGTCTTTGCTAGATTGCTTCTGGTCTAGCGCGGCCTTCTTTAACTGCAACTCAATCATCTTGAGTTTTTTGCTTACTTTGGCTGTTTTTGCTGTGATAGCATGTCCTAGCATAGTTCCTGCAACACCGAAAATCTCGCTACTAAAGCGACTATCTACTTGCATTCCTAGATCCATCAAGTCCTTATAACTGTTTTGTGCTAGGTTGGCTAGTTCGTCCATCTCTACGTCAGCGGTTTCAAGACCCCTGACTTGAGGTAATGCATTTTCGATCTTTTCGAGGTTATTGAGTGCAGATACCGTTACTTCCTGAGTCTCAGGCGGTAACTGAAACTCTTCGGTACTCTCTTCAGATTGAGAGAGATTGAATAATTCTTCAAGTTTTCTGGTCATGCATTATTTATTTGCGTTTGCCCTTGTAGAACAAATCATCTTCAGTAACTACTCTAAATGTACAACCTATCCTTTTACAATAGGCCATAGCAGCCGCCCATTTTGCATGATTCAATGCTACCGTGACTCTTTCTCTTGCACTAGCCACTCTGCTCTCAATGAGACTTTGTTTTTTGGGTTTTATCTCTACTATCTCTGCTCGTTGATGACCTAATCTATCTTGGTATAAAACAAAAAAGTCAGGTATATAAACAGTCTGTTTACCCGTCAGTGGATTCCTGTAGGGTATTTGTATAGATTCACTAGCCCACTGTAATACGCTATCGTGGTTATCACAAAACATCATAAATGTTAATTCCCAACCTGAACGATATTTAGGCACTGTTTTGCCTACGTATTTGTGTTTGTTCTTTACTTGGTATTTACCTTGTGCGTAATTAGCCATGTCATAAAACTACGTTACGTGCCACTGGTTGTACAGGTCTGGGTATAGTTGCTACCCCATAAAGGCTTGTTTTTGATTTAAAACTATTTAGGTAGTATGCGAGATATTGATTTACTTCTAGTTTATTTTTAGTTGTGCCTTTAATATTTTCTAATAATGTTATTGCGTTTATGCCTGATTCTTGTGATACTCTAAAAAAGAATGCTGTAAAATTTTGTGCTATTGATTCTGTCTCGCATACACTTTTAAAATAACTTAATACTATATCATATTCATTTGTAGGTACTGTGACAGCGACATTGTAAAAATTATCAAAAATCTTTACTGTCCTGTCAATGCTTTCGGTTTGTGTTACTATTAATGCCATGTCTTATTTATTATTGTAAGTAGTTCTTACTTGAACTCCTGCATTAGAGACAGGAGTTACAGGGTTCGGAGTAGGAGGATTGCTGATAGTAGGTGCACCGGCAGTGCCTACTGTATAAGGAGTGACTGATTTATTAGGAATGTCGAATAATATATTTCTATTTTTACTGATAGGGCTACCGAACTGCCATGCTGCCTGTGCTACCATGTTTTCGAGTTCTGCTTTTGCTGTTTGTTTCAAGTTGATATTTTTAAACGTATTATATGCTGTGCCTGCTGTACGTAGTGCGCCTAAAATATTACCATCGCTGAAACTTTTAACTGCGCCACCGGCTGCATCAACTAATCCACCTTGACCTAATATGCTACCATTGGCTCCTGGCATCATGATAGGACTTGGTTTTCTATCGTATGTTGCTGGATCACCAAAACCTGTAACTATATCGCCGGGTGCTCTACCGTCAATAGCACCTTCATTGTAAACTACAGTTTCATAATCTACTGTCATTTGATTTTGCATGACTCCTGCACCATCAGCATAACTGTATGTGTCATGTGCAAAGTTAGTTATAATAGGGTTTATTAAAGTATAAGCAGTGAATGCATGTTGATTGAAACCAAACACTGTAATGTTCTTAAAGAAAGGAACCTTGTGTCCAAATTTTGGAGTAGCGGTCTCGCCGATATAACCCCAATTATCATTTCCGCTTATGCTATCGTCATAGATATTTGTTATATTATAATCTGCGTTAGTAGTTTGTGCAGAACTGCTATTATCATTATTAGGTGGTATCGCGCCTCGCTTACCTAAAAATACAGTAGGTTTAGTTGCATCTGCATAATAATACGTATAATAATTATACCACATTCTATTGATGAGGTTGTCATTATCATCATGAAAACTTATGTTTACAGGGTCGTATTTTATTTTAGTCTGTACGATACGTTTACGATTATATTGATTGAGTTGTATTGTGTTAAAACCATACGAGGGAAGTTTTACATCTTTAACTAATAAACCTATATTTTTATCTACTGAATCTGGCCACGCTTCGACATTGATGTTAAAGTAGGTATGAAATATGAATTTATATTTAGGAGCGTTTTGATAACTATTAGTCCTAAATGTTTTTGCGGCGTGCCTATAGTCTCTAAGGTAATCGCTGCCGAAGACTGCTCCGGCAGCGCCTTTAAGTAGGTCTTGAATAAATCCAACCTGCACCAGGAGACCCTAACTATTAGTTAGGCGCCAAGGCCTGTTACTGAATCGCCAGTCAAGATTCTTCCGATACTTGCACCAACGCCAGAAGCGAGTGGTGATTGTATTGCGTTGTCATAACGTAATGTCAATGCTATCGTTACAGCCTCGTTAGTACCATAGTTCAATGTATTGTAGTTTACAGTCTGTACAAAGCAACCATATAGTTCCCATGTTTCTAAGACTACTGGTGCAGTAGTACCGTTACCACCATCTAATATTTCGATGTTAGTCTGGAACTTATAGTCTTGACCAGTTGCCGCAGATGCTTGCTCTACGAAATCTAATTGCTTTTGAACTTGTTGTCCAACTGCTCTTGAAACTGTACCTGATGCATCATCACGAACGTTTACTGTGATAGGCTGCCATGCATACTTACCAGCAAGATACAATGTTGAGTTGTAAACTGGAATTGTGATTTCTTGGAACTGTATCTGGGGTCTTGCCACGTCAATAACTTGCTTAGTTAACGCTAGACCGCCGGCCGCATCGACGCCAAAGTTCAAGAAATTAACTCTGAAGCGATATTGTAGTTTTGGCATCAACAGGCCCTGATTGCCTCCGGCATTATCAGATGCGACTGTCATGTTAAACAATGATTGTGAGGCTGTTGCCATTTGTAAATTCTCCTACTTTATAGTATTTATCATAAGTGAGAGAGCCTCTTAGAGACTCTCTCTATCTTTTTTATTATGCTCCTGACAACTCACCTGTGTTCAAGATACGAACTGGGATGTAGATGAATTCAGCAGCCTTGACAGGCTCAACTGCGACATCGACCCACAATTCATTGCGATCTATTCTAGCAGGGGTGTTGTTTGATTCATCGCAGACTACCAAGTAGTCATAGATGCCTCGTTTAGCAACAAGATCAACGAACAACGATTCAACAACGCCAGAAATTTGCTGACGAGTCAATGCATCGTTTGGTTCGAATACGAACGGTCTTGCGGCTATAGTCAATTGACGACGGATATAAGCGACCAAACGTGCTACGTTTGTTCTATCCAATGCGCTTTGACTATTGAATGATGTCTTGTTACCATAGTTCAACAATCCATTGCCAGTGAAGAACACTAGTGGGTTGATGAAGTTGATGTAGAGAACATCACGTATACCGATACGTGTCTTGATGACTTGGAACTCACCAGTTGCACGATCCAAGTAACCGATATTCAATGCGTTGTCGATGATACCACGACGAGTACCTGCTGCCGCTAACCAAGGATAAGCGACTGTATCGTTACGCAAGAATGTACGCAACATCATGTGTGATGCTGGAACTGCTACTTCGTTACCGCTCAAGTCATTTGCAATTCCACTTGGGTAGAACAAGCCTAGATAAGTGTTGCGTGTTACACAACCATCTTCACCTGTGCTTGTTGCACCTGCGGCATTAGTTGCCCATGCTTGAATTGCTGTTGCATCATCAGGTAATCCCATTGGAGTGTCACCCAAGATGTAACCTGTCTCACCGCGATCACTATTCAACACAACCATGTTAGGTTGTAGTTCTGGATAGTTAGGTGTTGCCATCAAGTTGAAATAGTTGTCTTCATCACGTATTGCAGTATTAGTGTCTACTACAGAACGCATTGCTGATACAACCATTGCTCTCTGAGCCTTGCGACCCATGTAAGGTGAACCGTCACTCTGCAATCCGCTTGCACTTACCCATGTGCTACGTATAGTAGGTAATGTTTCATCGGGGAAACTTGCTGAATTGAAGTAATTATTTCTCCACTGCTTGACGTTATAACCTGAACGGCGTGTGTTGAACAACATCATACCTACTGGATATAGACTTGGATTTGGTGCATCTAAGTCTAAGTTGTTGCTTGTCAACAAACCCTTGATAGTTGGGATAGGATCGTTTGCTGGGTTGATAGTATTTTGATCAGTTGACCAACGTGCGTCAGCAAATACGATACCTGAACCTGATACTTGATCAGTATTGTCGATCAATACCCATCTGTCTTCGCCGTCGACTAGTTGCCAACGACTGATTAGCGGATAGTTCTCAAGATCACTAGTGTCTACCCATAGATCACCATAAGCAAGAGCAGTACCATCACTTTGCGTAGTTGGTTCGCTTGCACTTACGATAGGACCATTTGGATCTGTAGTGTTTGTACCTGATGGTAGTGGGAAACCGTTGCTGTTATAGTTTACATTACGATAACCTTTCCAGCCACTGTTTGTTCTAACCATGATGTCTACTTCATCGACTACGCTATAGAACCAATTAGTTCCAGTAGCAGGAATCTCTGTTGGAGCACCTTCGTTAGCAGTGTATGCAAACTCTACCCAATTGCTCAACTGCACTTCATAAACGAATGCCGGCGTGTCACTAGTAGTTGCTTCTGCAACCTTCAAGATACCGCCTGAGCCGTTAACTGCCGCCACCTTCACCACAAAGTCATTTGTGCCGGTAACACCACCTAGATTTACACCGTTGAATGTTAATGTATCACCTACTACATAACCAGTACCTGCTGCCGCTATAGAAGTGATTGTATATATGTGTGATTGTTTGTCTATAACAAATTGAGCACCTGTACCACTTCCTGAAGTTGAGTTTGCGCTTAATGTAAATTGTGTATCTACAAAATATCCAAACTTAACGCCATCAGTAGAACCTATGATGAAGCCTGCTTCAGACATTAGACCCTGGCTTAGACCAGTAGATGGATCGATGTCATCGACACGGATAGTACCACCTAATGTGTGAGTTATCTGTATAGAACCATCTGTTCCTACTGTTGCAGTAGTATATGGAGCACCTGCTAACTGAAATGCTTCAACAAACTCTTCAGCAAAAGTATTATCTGCTAATGACATTGCATAAGGACCGCTCCAACCACTGCTGTTTGGTGTAGTTACATAAATGTTTGCAGTATAAGGACCTGCATCAAAACTTGGGCTAGTATTAGTACCAGTCACGATTGTAGGACCAGTTGCTAAACGTCTCCACAAGTAAACAGGAGCCTCGTCATACTGCTCATCGAAATCATATTGAGCATATATCGTACCTGCAGGGATAGCCTGACCGCCAGTTGAATCGAGAGTATTAGTTATTGATGCATCGCTTGTTGCTAACACAGCAGTTCTTGATACCCATGCGCTAGAAACGGCATCGTATTCTTTAACTGCTAAGTTCATGCCATTGCCTGATGCACCGATCTTCATCCATACTGAACCTGATGGAGCAGGATTTTGCTGTCCGGCACCCCATAATGGTAATTGAGCAGATGTACCAAATTGTAGGGCAGGTGGATAATAGATTTTCGGTGTGATACCTATATCAGTTAGTACTGTACCAGTACCTGTTTGGATATTGAGTCCAAGACTGTTATTCGCAAATATCTCTAAGCGACCTGAACTATTAACTGCGGCTTCCACACCATGCCAGCCTAATGCATTAATTGCGGCTGCAACACCTGTTACATTATTTGATCCAAGTCCAGGAACTGTGATTGTAACGAACGCAGTCTCTGCCGCTGTTCCGCCTGCTAAAGTGATACCAAATGTGTTACCTGCTGTCAATGTAGGATTGCTATTAGTACCTGTTACTGCAGGGATGCTATTTTGCCATTCATATGAACCTACAACTACCCATACATTGTCGCTATTCTTATAGAAGAATTGCTGTGCTTGTGCTGAACCAGGAGCCGCTGTGATCTGTATAGCATTAACAGCGTAATCTCCTACTGATCCCAAGAAAGGAGCAGGGAAATTAGCGACCATGTTATCGCTATCTGTGATAACGATAGGAGTCTTTTGTGCAAATAGTTCTGTTGTAGCATTCCATTCGAAAATACCCCAAGCAGTTGTAGTAGTGTCTAACCAGTATGCACCATCTTCTGGTTCACCTGTTGGACGACCTGTCTGACCTACTAAACTTGCTAGATCGATATCTGCTCTTAGTACATAGCAACGATTTGTAGCACCTAATGCTGAGTATGCAGCCAATAGACCATACTCATTCAATTCATAACCTTGAATAGGAGTACCGTCTGTTGTGCTATAGAAGAACGGTGTGCCGTAAAGAGAAACAAGATCACGTTGACTAGTGACTTGAAACAATTTACCCGCATTAGCAGGAGTTGTTGCTACTGCAACACCTGCTCCGTTTGGGTTTGCCTTATCTTGTGCTGTAGCAACAATCACAAGAGGGGTTGAATTGGTTGGGGCTGGAAGATACTGACTTTGATCTACTATCGTAACTTCTACGCCGGGTGATGTAAGTGCCATTTTTTTGTTTCCTATAATGTTATATTTTGAGGGTAACAACCCTAATACGCTTAATATTATTTAGTACAGGTATGAAAAAACCAAGGACTAAGAGACCTTCGAAGGTTTTAGATAAATATCAATATGGGATTACTAAGACCTATCTGCAATCAATGCAATAAGAACCCTAGAGCCGTTAATTATATTCGTGACGGTGTGAAACACTACCGCAGTATATGTGATGAGTGCGGTAAAAAGAAGAATAAAGTAAAGACAAGACCTAGCAACTGGGTCAAAGCAGGTTATAAAAAGAAGCAAGTTTGTGATATCTGCGGCTTTAAATGCATATATCATACTCAGATGACCGTGTTCCACATAGACGGAGACCTCAGAAATACTGCGTTTAGTAATCTGAGGTCTATCTGTTTGAACTGTATCGAGGTCGTTAAACGACAAAAAGTTACATGGAAGCGCGGTGACTTACAAGTTGACTATTGAATCGATCTTTCTGTGTAATTCATCAATAGTTCCATTGTTCTCTATATGATGATCGTATTCTAATCCCACGCTACTATATTCGCTAGCATGTACGTTAGATGATTCTAGAATTTTCATTGCTTCGGGATAGCCCTGCGCATAATAACCTTTTGAATAAGTCAAGGCAGCATCATGCCAAGGTGGATTATCTCCCCTAGATACTCTGACAGTGATTCCCCCTAGACGCTTGATAGATTTCAATTCGTTAGGAAATCTGCAATCGCTGATAACGATATCGTCTTTAGCCGTTCTTAATTTGTTTTCAATGCTAGCGATCCAGATATCGTCATGGAATGCCCTACGGCCTACTTCAGTACCCCATTGCTGTAGTACCCATCTAGGGGTAAGATGTCTGATATCTAAACGCTCTGCCCACCAAGAATCAACTTGATCTCGCCACTCGCGACTACTCTTGGTAGTGCCTTCTAGCATTTCACGATCCCAATTAAAGATACTTGCGACCGCATCTTTTAGTGGGCCTGCGTAACTCATACGTTTAAAGCCCTTGAATGTGATCAAGTAGTCAGCAATTGTATCTTTGCCGCTACCTATAAAACCTGAGACTCCTATAATCATGGTAACTCTCTTTCAAATAGAAAGATTATTGTACATTGAAAAATATAGTTTGTCAATCAAATATTTTTCCTATTTAAAAAAATTAATAACTTTGTCATGTAATGAATCATAAGGTCTAGTCCAGAATAGTTCACGATTGTGTACCAAAATATCTCTGTCTTTTTTATATAATTCATGTAGTTCATCGATTGAGAGATCAAGTAGTTTTTTGGCTGAGTTGGCATATGAGTCGAAACGCTCGTCAGTATTAGGTAGCGTGTCGTAACTATAATCTATCCAATCTGGAAGTTTAAATCCATATGATCGTATGTCATCTACTAAGCCCATATAACCGAATGGTAATATGAAATGACCCTTGATTAATGGATCCCAAGTTTTCTCTGTTATGGATCTGTACTTTATTGTCTCATCAAAAAAGTTCTGATTACCAGTGATCGTCTCACAGTACATACTAAAATATGTACCTTGATAATAATGATTGGCGATAGGATACCAGCCACCATTATTCAAGAACTTATCAGTATGAGGGTTTTCTGTTTCTAATATTAACCCTTTTGAGAAATCACTATAGTGACCATCCTTTGGATACATGTCTATCAACTTTTTTAATTTTTTTCTGAATTTAAATCTAGGGTGATCAAACGTTTGATATATCCTATTGGGGCACAAATATTTTCGTATCGAATTAGTCTTTTTATCCGTTATCTTTTCTATAGGTCTTAATTCAAAATTCTTGATATTAGCACCTTGTACATACAATCGTTCTCTAAGGTTGATTCTATTATAATCTGTGAAATATATCTTTTGTCTATTCCACAAAAAATCATAACTTATCTCTGTATCTAGGGCAAAGTTAGTATGTACTATAGCAAACTCATTGGGTATTTCTTGTTGTAATATTTTTCTAGCAAATAGAAAATAGTTTCTATCAGGAAAGCAATGATCTATGTGAAAAATATGTAATATTAAAAGTTTCTGATGTGGACTTAGATTCAAGTCTTTGATTTGTTGAACTTTGTCATATATTTGATCTTGACCAAATATATCATGACCATGGATAGCGATTATATCTGCATCTTTTATATTGCTAGTATGTTTAAAATCATTTGACTCTATATCAAACTGCAGGAAGTTTTTATAATAACATCCTATAACCTTATCAAAACTATGCGGGAATCCTGTACCTGGATTGTAAATTTTCAACATACGGTATTAACCTTGTATCCAAGTCAATGGTTGGCTGTAATCTTGATACTTGCGCAGGTCTTCTAATAGTCTTTCTTGATCTGCTTTACCTTCTGCTTTCATAGCAGTACCATTCAAACTTGTGCCGCCACCGGGGCCTGCGATAGTACCAAACTTCTCGCGGGCTTCACCGATGATAATCTTGAGTTGTGCTAAGATAAAATCTGCTAGCCAGATACCTGCGCCCGGATCTTGCAATATCTCAGTCTCAGGTCTAGTCATATCTGCCCAGATCAACACACGCTCACCTGTGCCCTTGAAGTCGCGCACAGTACGCAATACTTTAGTGACAGGGTTAAAAGTATAAGTGACATAACCACCAAACATACGTGCCGCTAATTCTACATAACCAGCATAGAAATCATATGTAGCCATGCCACCTGTGTAGTTATAGTTCAATAGGTAAGTGTTAAGAATAGCACTACTGAATGGGTCAAAACTTGTGCTTGAAGGGCCTGTCTCAAGACCTACTGTTCTACGGAAGATAGCACGAACGTTAATAAATTCACTTGGAAGTGTATATGTATCAACGTTCTTGATGATAGTCATCAAGGTGTAACCTTCTTGCGTAGAATTCTGCGCACGTTGTCTATACGTCTTAATAGCATAGTCATACGCCGCTTCATAATGTTGCGGATCTAATTCTAGATCAATGATGTCACCACCTAAGCGTAACCTTAGGTTGTCGAACATCGCATCTTTTAGTTGCTGTAAATTAGCGTTAGTTGGGGTTGATAGTGGATCCGCAGCCATGTTATATTCCGATTAATAGTTGTATTTATCGGATTTTAAAGGTCTCCCTCTTTTCGATTCTCGCTATAGTAAACGTCAAAGTGTCCGCCCGGGTATCGTGCTTCAAGTTTCTTGACGTTTTCAGCGACAACATCATTAGGGTCGAGATTCAATGCACGACATGCATTAACCCAATACCACATGATATCACCTAGTTCACGCTTCATGTGAAAGTGCGCTTCTTCATTGAGGGGCTTGCCCTGAAACACAATCTTCTTTACGATTTCTTGAAACTCACCTGTCTCGCTACCAAGACCGATAGCACCACAAAGCAATAATGGTACATTGATATCTGGACCATGAACATACTCACCGTTCGGACCATATGCTTCGTAATTGCCATCGATTCTGTCTAACACATTCATAAACGTAGTAAGATCATTACTTTGTTTACTAGTAACTGCTTCAACAAATTCCATATACTTGTTTAAATCTACATTATTCATACTAACTCCTTGAACATTTTTTTTCTACCTTCTTCACCTAGGATACTATCAAATATCTCTTTAGTACGTTGCATCATTGCACATGCCAACATTAGTTGATCATTAGCGTTCTCTGTTGACAATATAGCAGTATCTATGATTGTCATCATAGTTTCCATTCTTTTACCTAACGGATCAAATGATTCTTCCATTAGAATGCCTTTAGGATAATCATGTTTTCATTGAATCGACCGTTAGGTGTAGTCGATACAGCCTTGATGTCTTTGAAGTACTTACGTGCCGCGGGCTTACTTCCCATGACTTCTTTGATTTGCACTTCGGGCTTACGTAGTGTCTTAGTCTCAGAATTCTTAGTGCAGAACCCGATAACACTGTTACCTTTGACAGTCAAACTCTTGCCATATTCATCAGCAACTAAGTGAATCAACTTACGCTTCTTAGTATCATAGACCCAAGCCTCAGCACAACCATGCAACTTTGTAGATGGTACACTGACCAACTCAAGTTTCTCAAGTTTGAATGTCTTGAGATACTTGAGGCTACGCACAATCTTTTCGATCGGCACTGCTTTCTTAGCACGTGGCTTTCGCCCTGCCTTTTTAATATTGACGTATGAATTGAGGTCAGAGATAACCTTCTCAATCACGCCGATTATGTTGCGAACCTGTACCTTACCTAAATGTGAATATGCTTCGTTCAACTGCTCATCTTTACCTGCTTGCAACTCGGTATACTCATCCAGTTTACGTTGCCAAGCACTAGTCAAAATATTGATATGTTGCGGCAACACATTGTATTGTGTCAACACACTGACCGGATTGATGTTGCTTTCTTTCTTGCAACCACCTAGAATATATTCATCCCACTGCCCCTCAAGTTCTCCACCTGCTTCTAGAGCCTTCTCACGCATACGCTCTTGAATGTTCGGCTTGATGACCACAGTAGTAGTTACCTGTTCTGCTACTACCTCTTCCTTATCTTCCGTCAACAAACGTTCGATTTCTGAGGACAGTTTATTGATCGTATTCTCATCGTTGTATCCGCGCAACACGCATCGTGCCACGAATCCATAAGTAGTAGTCACATTGCTATCGCTTACACGGCGAAATGCTTTTGCTTCAGTAATCTTGCCTGTAAAGTCAAGATATTGGGCAATAAATTCTTTAGCATCCTTCTTATCGTAGAAGTGATGATACCATGTTAGTGCTTCACCCAAACTATGTTTAGCGTTTTCTACACTAAAATCGGGTTCGGGTCCAAAATACTTAGCGTCTGCATCCCTGGGATTCAAGGGCTTGATTTCATGCGTTTTAGTCTTGACCATAGTAGTCTCCAATGCTATTATCAATTTACTTATTCTATCACCCTGTCTGATAAAAGTCAAGCCCTTTGTAAGTCATTGATTCTAAACGACTAAATACTGTATGCCCAAATTATCGCTATATCACCCAACGAAAACTAACGATTATAAATTCTTCGACAGGACGATTTCGGAGCAACTTACTGTGGGTGGAACTGACCTTTATATCCACAAATATATGGGCCCGTCTGCACAGACACCAAGTGCAGACTACACTCAACCGCAGTATGTCAGTCCTGATCCTACACAGATACAAGACTTATTGTTCTTAGAAAACCGCGATAGGGTTTATGATCCAAATATCTATAGATTGCGTGGACATTATAGCGTACAGAATCTAGACTTTGATTTAAGTCAGTTTGGATTATTCTTAAACAATGACATCATCTTTATTGCCGTTCATTATAACGACATGATCGATATCATTGGTCGTAAACTAATGGTAGGTGACGTATTAGAATTACCTCACTTACTAGATTACAACCCATTAAAAGAATCAATACCGGTAGCATTGAAGCGTTTCTATAGCATCACCGATGCTAACTTTGCTAGCGAAGGTTTCAGTCAAACTTGGTATCCACACTTATGGCGTATCAAGTGTGAGCCATTAGTAGATAGTGAAGAATTTAGCAATATACTCAAAGAGCCAATCAACAAAGACAATTATCTTGGTGATTGGGATCCTACTAAAGTATATCCGCCTGGTTATGTAATAAGTTATGGTGACAAGAACTACATCAGTAAGATAGAAGTTCCTGTAGGAATATATCCCCCAAATGAAACATATTGGGAATTAGATCCTAATCAGAATCTCAAAGATATCTTATCAACATATAACAAGAATCTTGATGTTAATAATGCGCAACTTGAAGAAGCAAAACGTATAGTACCTAAAGCAGGTTACAACAACAAAGACCTATATGTCGTTCCAACATATGGAATATATGAAAGCAACAACACATTATCAGGCAAACTGAATCAGCCGGCGCCACCTATCAATGTTGTGACATATAGTGGTGGAGCACCTAACACAGGTTCTTATGGTACTGTAGTCTACATGCGCAATCCTAAATATAAGAATCCTAGCGCAGGTATCAAAGTCAGTAAAGAATTATTGAAGAGCATATGGGATATGACTGCTGACATGGATTTCACTAAGATGGATATCCATGTACAAACAAATATGGAAGTCATGGAAAGTGCTCCTGCAGTCCTCAAAGAAGGTAGTGGTTCAAGATCGCTAGAAGGTAATAAAGTATTATCTGTCATGTCACTTGGTCCAGTTACTGGTCCATATGGTACTGCTGACAATACATATGCTACTGCTGACGCAGATCCAACTCAACCAGGATTTACTGGTACTATCAGTACACAAATGGATTGGCGTGCAGACTGCGATCCTGCATATCAGTATATCAGTCGCGCAAGTCCAAGAAGTTTCGGTTATGAAGCAGGTTATCTATCAGGAGATGGTACTGCCCCTAACGGTTATCCAAGTGGCGCAGGCATTGCGTTCCCGCAAAATCCTCAAGTAGGTGATTACTTCTTGCGCATCGATTATATGCCGCAGATATTATATCGTTGGGACGGAAAATTGTGGATTCGTATATCAACTAATGTACGTACAGACACTGGATTCACAGCGGACGACCAAGCACAGAAGTCTCAATTCATCAATAATGAAGCAGAGATATATAACAACAATACAGGTAACTTGATACCATCAGCACAACCATTATCAAGTATCTTACAATTAGCACCGAACAACTTACCCCCATTACCATAAGAGTAACACATGGCACAATTTTTTTACGACAATCAGATACGCAGATTTTTATTACAGTTCGCTAAGATTTTCAGCAACTGGTATGTGACTAAAGGCAAAGACCCTAACGGCAACGATATACTTGTACGTGTGCCGGTAATGTATGGAGATCAAAGTAGATTAGTTTCAACTGCAATTGCTAACAATAGTGCAAGCACACTACCGAGTGCACCTATCATAACCTATTGGATAACTGGATTAGAATATAATCAAAGTTGGATGCAGAATCCTACATACATTGAAAAGGTAAATGTTAGACAACGTGCTTATAATACAGAGACACAAAGTTATGAGCAAGTGCAAGGACAGGCATTTACAGTCGAACGATTGATGCCTGTACCTTATACATTACGTATGCAAGTTGACTTCTGGACTACTAATTATAATCAAAAATTACAATTGATTGAACAGTTAGGTACTGTTTTTAATCCTAGCCTTGAAATACAAAGCACTGACAACTTTGTTGACTGGACTAGTTTAAGTGTTGTATATCAAGATGGTCTTACATTTAGTTCGCGTAGTATTCCGCAAGGCACAGGTAATCCAATCGATGTATTGAGTTGGAAGTTTTATATGCCTATATGGTTAAGCACAAGTACTAAACTCAAAAAGATGGGTGTTATCAATAAAATTATTGCTAGCATATTTAAGGGAAACGCATTACAAGACATGCAAGATGATGATTTGTTATTAGGTACTAGACAAAAGATCACACCATATGGATATAAATTATTATTAATAGGCAATAGATTACAATTATTACCTCAAGATAGCGCATTCTACCCACCTAATACTGACTTGAATGACCCCACACCTCCTAACACAAATCTATATTGGTCTAGTTTATTAAATGTATACGGAGCATATAAACCGGGAATCAGTCAAATATGGTTACAAAATCCATATATGGAAGATGACATAGTAGGCACCATAGTACTTGATCCAGTAGATGATAGATTATTGATATATGACATCGATCCAGATA